ATGACTATTACGTAGAAACTATAAACACATCTGCTTTTGGTGTTCAAACAGAGATGTATTTTGAAGTAAAGGCTTCAGCAGAGTTAACTATAACTTGTGATTTGTACAACGAGTACTACGGTGGTTCAGCTAATTCCGCTCCTACCTTACAACAAACGTATGTAGTAGACTGCGCTCCTGTAGTTATGTCGGGAGATGTCAATTTATCTACTAATATGCCTGACATCAAAGTAGCAGATTTTGTCTCAGGAATAATTAAACAATTTAACCTAACGCTTTATCCTGTATCTGACAACAGATACTATTTAGAGCCTTTAGAAGACTGGTATGCTAGAGGTACTATCTACGATATTACGGAGTACACTACTACAGATGACATAGAAGTTAAGAGAGTACCACTGTATAAAAAAATAGATTTCAACTACCAAAAGTCGGAGTCATTTATGAACAATGCTTTCTTAAGATTCTTTAACAGAGCCTATGCAAACTTGAACTACAACTTTAATGTAGATGCTAATGACTATACTATTCAAGTTCCTTTTGAGCAGCCTTTGTTTAACAAATTTACGGATACAAATATTCAGGTAGGTTATTTTCTAAAAGACTCACCTAACTATGAGCCATACGTTCCTAAACCAGTTCTACTGTATTACAATGGAATGATAGATATAGTAGCTGATGACTTTAAGTTCGATGACGGATTTATTATTTACAACGTAGGTAACTATGCTTTATTTGGTCAAGACCTAAGGACTCAAAACGGTGAGTTGTATTCTTTGTGTTGGGGTTCAGAAGTGTCATCTTACTATCAGCAAGTTGTTGACATGGGCGTGTACAAAACTTATTACTCTGACTACCTACAGAATCTATACAACAATAAAAACAGATTGGTAACTGTAAAGACCGTACTTCCGTTGAGAATACTTACTGATTTAAACCTAAACGACAGACTAGTTATTAGAGACAAGAGATATGTAATAAATGATATGAAATCAAACCTAGTAAATGGTGAGGTGACGTTTACTTTATTACACGATTTTAGAGCGTTAAGGAGAAAAAAGTTTATAAGACCGTCAATAGATGTTGACACGGTAGTTGTAGGTGTTAACGTAATGGATGGAGCTGTTTCAGGAGATATAGATATTACAGGAACGGGAGTTATATCTGTTACTCCTAATACATTTACTAGTGACACTACAGTAACTTTTGAGTTACCACCATTTACAGGAGGTTTATTTAACGTAGTTGGTGAGGATGCTACATTCATAAGTGATGAAAGCGGAGAAGACACTTTAATAAACGAGGATAGTTCAACTGATTCATTTGAGATTCCTGTAAACTATACTTTCACAGACGGCAGCACAGACACAGAATACATTTTAATTTCAAGGTCATGATAACAGATATTTTAAATATGCTACGGATTGACGATTTTTACGGAAAGTCGGACAACATCGAGATAGCTAAAGGAAGATACAAACTACCTACAACGGTAAAGGATGTATTTAAACAAACGAAGAGAGAATTAAAATATAAAAAGACAGGGTTTCAATGGAAAAGCACACGATAAACATAGACGTAAACACTCAGAAAGCTAACTTAGATGTCGACAAGTTAGACAAGAATTTAACTGAGTTAGACAAGACCGTTGAGAACCTAGCGGACACTATGGATATGGACTTAGGTGCTGCCATATCCGAGATAGAAGACAAGTTAACCCAACTCGCAGTACAGGGCAAACAAAACACTGAAGAGTTTAAGAGCCTAGCTAAAGAAGCTGGTAGGTTAAAAGGTGTTATTGCAGAGGTTGATGCACAGGTAGAGTTCTTTGCGGCTACAAATGCAGACGTAGGTCAGAAAATTGGACTACTAGAAGACCAAATGTACCGTATGGCTATAGCTGGAGATACAACATCTGCTGAGTTTAGAAAGATACAAGCTGAAGCCGCAGCGTTAAAGCAGTCAGTAATAGCTGTTGACATGGCTTTAGACGGTATGGCTATGACTACTTCCCAAAGACTTACAGGAGCATTAGGAGGTGCTGCTGGTGGGTTTGCTGCTGCTCAAGGTGCTATGTCTGCATTTGGTGGTGAAAGCGAAGCTGTGAACGAAGCTATCTTAAAAGTTCAGGCTGCAATGGCACTGACTCAAGGTATTGATGCTATTAAACAAGCTGTACCAGCTTTCACAGCACTTAAGACTTCTGTTGTTAGCGCATTTCAAGGAATGACTACAGCAAGTAAAGCATTTATGCTTACAGGAATTGGTCTTGTGATTACTGCTATAGCTGCTGCTGTTGCTGCATTTGACGGGATGGGTAAGTCTACAGAACAATTGATAGCTGAACAGAAGAAACTAACAAAGGCTTTTGATGACCAAAGCGCTGCAATAGACAGAAATAAGCAGCAAATGGAAGCTCGGATAGATACTGAAATTGCTTATGCAGAAGCTGTAGGAAAAAGCGAGAAAGACATTGCTAGAATAAGAGAACAGGGTACTGAAGATTTAATTAAAGAGACGAATAAACAGATTAAAATTCAGCAGCAAAGATTAGATTTTTTATCTTCTGAAGAACATAAAAGAGCATTAGGTGCTAGGCTAACATCACAAGAGCAATATGATGCGTTATTACGAAACAATCAAAAGGAGGTTAACGAAACTAAAAACCACTTAAACAAACTAAAGGTTGAAAATAACTCTCGTAGAAATGAAATAAAGCTAGAAACACTTCGCCAAAAGACGGAAGAGAATGAAGCTGTAAAAGCAAAAGAAGAAGAGGAAAGACAAGCTGCTGCTGAGCGTGCTAAACAAAGAGCTTCAGATGCGGCACAACAGAGAAGAGACGCATTAGCACAATTAAGAGATGCTCAGAATGAATTTACTGAGCAAGAGCGTTTGTCGTATATGACAGAGCAAGAGCGTGAAGTCTATGAAGTAAATAAAAAATACGAAGAGCTCATTAAGTTAGCTGAAAAGTACAAGCAAGATACTGCCATCTTAAAAGAAAATCAGCTTAACGAAGTAAACAACATAAACACGAAATATGCTCAGGAAGAACTAACAGCCGAAGCAGAGAAACAAGCTAGGTTAACAGAACAACAAGCTGCAGCTCAACAAGAAGCATTAGACGCAGAAGAGGCATTCCAAGAACAATACAGACAAGCTACAACATCTCAAAATCAATTAGAGTTAGATGCCGTAAACGAAAAGTATTTTCAGCTTATTACAATTGCTGAACAGTACGGAATGGACACTACTGCTTTAAAAGTTAGACAAGAGGAAGAGTTAGCTGCAGTAGATAAGAAATACAAAGACGAACAAGAAGCTAGAGAGAAAGCGTTAGCTAGTCAACGTCTAGATGCTGTTAAAGGTGGTTTAGATGCCATCGGACAACTTGCTGGAGCATTTGCTGGTAAGAGTGAAAAGTCACAGCGTAGAGCGTTTAATGTTCAGAAAGCTGCTGGTATTGCATCGGCTACTATTGATACATACAAATCTGCTCAGGCTGCTTTTGCATCTGCTGGTAACCCAATATTAGGAGCTGTATTTGCTGCTATTGCTGTAGCTGCTGGTATTGCTAACATTGCTAAAATCTCAAAGACTAAATTTGAAGGTGGAGGAGGTGCTGCTGCTGGAGGAGGCGTTTCTGTTCCGTCAAGTGGTGGAGCTGGTTCTGTAACCACTCCTGAGTTTAATATAGTTGGTGGAAACACGGCTAACCAATTAGCTGGACTAGGTCAGCAACCAGTACAAGCGTATGTAGTAAGTAACGAAGTAACAACTGCTCAGAGTTTAGATAGAAACAGAGTACAAAACGCAACATTATAGACATTAAAAGTTAAAAGGTTATGAAGATAGTAGAAATGGTTTTGAATGAGGAAATCGACAGACAAGGCGTATATGCTGTATCTGTAGTTAACTCACCAGCAATAGAGGAAGATTGGGTAGCTTTAAACCGTCAATATGTAGAGCTGAAATCTGTAGATGACGAGAAGCGAATATTGATGGGTGCAGCATTAGTTCCTAACAAACAGATTTACCGTAAAGACAAAGAAAACGGTGAGTTTTATATTTACTTTTCTAGTCAAACAATCCGTAAAGCCTCAGAGCTATTCTTAAAGCGTAACAAGCAGAACAACGCTACCTACGAACACATGAAAGAGATTGACGGAATGAGTGTAGTAGAGAGTTGGATAATTGAAGACGAGGACAAAGATAAATCTAAACTGTACGGATTCAGTTTGCCTGTAGGTACTTGGATGATTTCAATGAAGGTAGATAATGACGAGGTTTGGAGTAAGGTAAAAGAAGGTGAGATTAAAGGCTTTAGTATCGAGGGATATTTTGAAAGTAAGACTGAGCTATCAAAAGACGAATCTGTACTAGACGAAATTATAAACATCTTAAAATCAATCTAATGAGTAGAAACACTAGAAATACTCAATACCTAACACAGGTACAGGAAGTAAGCACTTTGACAGGTTATGTTCCTGAGATAGGAGCGTTAGTCTACTTGGATGAAATCCTTTACATGGGTAACGGCATCGAATGGATTAGAATATACGATAGCAATATCCCTCCAGTAGACGGGTTGATTTATCAAGGCACTTGGAATGCAGAAACGAATCTACCTGCTTTAGAAAGTGGAGAAGGTACTACAGGAGATTTTTACATAGTCAATACGGCTGGTACTACAGATTTAGATGGAGTAACAGATTGGCAAGTTGGTGATTGGGCTATATTTGAAGGTGGTGCATGGATTAAAGTAGACAATCACGACATACAAGCATACACCACAGTAAAAGACGAATCTACACAATTGCCTAAACGCTCTGTATTAAAATTCACAGGTACAGGAGTTACAGCGACAGATGAAGCTGGAGAAACAGTAGTAAACATAGAAGGTAATATACCAACTACAAACTACGGACTATTTGCACAGACTGGAGATAGCGTAGCAGTAACTGCAACTACTACAGAGACTACATTAATTAACGGAGGAGTAGGAACTTTATCTGTACCAGCAAATGCTTTTCAAGTAGGAGATACATTCAGAGCGCATTTCGCTGGACAAATGTCAGCAAAAAATAACGATAGTATTCGTATTAGAGTAAAAGCTGGTTCTGTTGTGTTAGCTGATAGCGGATTACAAACAATGCCAGCAACCACTAATGCTGTTTGGTCACTGTCTTTAGATTTCACTATCCGTCAATTAGGAGGAGCTGGAACTGCTTCTGTTGTGACTATTGGTAACTTCTTAAACGTTAAACAATCGAACAATACTTCTGAAGGGTTTGGTTTTAACACGGTCAACAGTACTACGTTTAATACTACCATTCCTAATACGTTAAATGTGACTGCACAGTGGAGTAGCAATTCAGCACAAAATAGCATTTACTCGGATGTATTCGTTTTAAACAAGGTGTACTAATGAAAACAGAAAGTAAAACATCACCACAGAACTCGGGAAGAGGTTGCCTATGCGAAGACGAAACCTATCACATTAATTGCTGTGATGGCAGCCTACAAGCTCAAGGCATCGGTTCACTAGAAGGACAAGGAGACGTAGTACTAACACAAGTAGAGGTAGAGCGTAATATAATACGTTCAAATGGATAAAAATGAAACAAATAAAAACCAAATAGTTAATTAGTTATGAATAAAAGTGTATTAGAAAAGTTGAGCAAGTTTGAAAAAAACGTAGAGCTTGCTGAAGTAAAGGTAGATTTAGCTGTAACTGATGAGGTAGCATCTAAATTAAAAAATATCAATGATATTTTGAAAATTGCTAACGACTCAAACAATAAAGTTGTCAAGTTAGCTGAGCAATTGAACACAGCTTATAAAAAGTCTGCTCCTTATGTTAATTACAGTAAGACAATGGGTAAGCAAATTGACGGGTTATATAAAAACCTAGAGAAATTAGCTAAAGAATTAGGTGTTAACATACAGTCTACAGATGCGTTTAAAGGTATTCAAGATGCTTACCAGTTTTTAGGGCAAATTGAAGACGCAATGTCTAACATGAAAAATGCAATTTCATCAATAGGTAAATAACATGAAAGCAAACGAAGCAATCAAACAAATAAAAACTCTACTCGGTTTAGAGACTGAAGTTAAGTTAGCACAAGCACGTTTAGCAGACGGTACTACAGTTATTGAAGCTGAAGTATTTGAAGCTGGTATGGAAGTATTCATCGTAACAGAAGAAGGAAACGTTCCTATGCCTGTAGGTGAGTACGAAATGGAAGGTGGTGAACTTATTCTCGTAGTTGAAGAGGAAGGTATCATTGCTGAAATCAAAGAGAAAGTAGAAGAGACTGAAGAGGAAGAAGAAGCTCCAGCTCCTGAAGCTGAGGCAGAAGTAGTAGAGGAAGAGATGAGTGAAGAAACTCGTCAGCCTAAGAAAACTATCGAGTCTATTATCAAAGAAACTCTTTTCTCTGAAATCGAAAAAATCAAAGCAGAAAACGAAGAACTTAAAGCTGAACTAGCTGCTCTTAAAAATGCTACTGAGTTAAGCGCTGTAGAAGATATTAAGCCTATCCAGTACAACCCTGAGAACGAGCAAAAAGCTGAGGTATTTAAGTACACTAAAAACCGCTCAATGTCATCACTTGACAGAGTGTTAAACAAATTGAAATAATATTCACTTTTTAAAATCAATAAATTATGCCAACAAATTTGGACATCACAACAACGTACGCAGGGGAAGCGGCAGGTAAATACATCGCTGCTGGTCTTCTTTCTGCTAACACAATCGAAAACGGAGGGGTAACAGTTGTCCCTAACGTTAAGTACAAACAAACAATTAAGCGTTTAGATTCTGACTCTTTAATCGCAGATGCTACTTGTGACTTCACTGCTACAGGAGATGTTACTTTGACAGAGCGTGCAATTGAGCCTAAGGAACTACAAATCAACGCACTTTTGTGTAAGACTGATTTTGCATCGGACTGGAATTCTTTAGAGATGGGCTACTCTGCATTTGACGTTCTACCTAAATCTTTCCAAGATTTCTTTATTGCTCGTATGCTAGGACAAATGGCAGAAGCTACTGAGACTTCACTTTGGAGAGGTGTTGAGGCTACTAACGGACAGTTCGGTGGTATCTTTACTCAAGCATTAGACGAGGCTTTCGGAGGTATTCCTAACTCTCAGTCTTTAGCTGGTGTTTCTATTGACGCTACTAACGTAATTGATGAATTAGGTCGTGTGGTTGACGCTCTTCCATCTTCACTTTACGGTAAAGAAGGTTTGAAAGTATATGTTTCTCAAAACGTAGCTCGTGCATACGTTCGTGCATTGGGTGGTTTCGCTGCTGCTGGTGTTGGTGCTGCTGGTACTAACGCACAAGGTACACAATGGTACGGAATGGGGTCAGGTTTGTCTTTTGACGGAGTATCTATCTTCGTTGCTAACGGACTTGCTAACAACTCTATCCTAGCTACTACTACTGAGAACTTGTATTTCGGAACTGGTCTACTTTCTGACCACAATGAAATTAAGTTGATTGACATGGCTATGATTGACGGTTCTAAAAACGTACGTTTTGTAGCTCGTTACACTGCTGGTACTCAAATCGGTATCTTGGAGGATTGTGTTGTTTACTCTCCAGCTTTAGACTAATTAATTAATAAACTCAAGAAGGGGAGGGCGGTCTAACTTCCCTCCCTTTTTTTTAAAACAAAAAAAGATATGGCTTGTGATATTTCAAACGGTAGATTAGAAGCGTGTAAAGACGGAATCTCAGGATTAGATGCTATCTACTTTATTAACTACGGTATTAACTACCCTACAGACGTTACTTTCTCTTCAGCAGTAGGTTTAGAAGATGTAATTGTAGACGTAGCTGGAGTTACTGACTTGTACAAATGGGAGTTGAAAGGTGCTAACTCATTCGAGCAGACTATTCAAACTTCACGTGACAACGGAACTACTTTCTTTGAGCAAACTATTGTAGCTCAGTTTAAAGTACTTGACCCTACAACACACAAAACAGTTAAGTTGTTAGCTTATGGTCGCCCTCACGTTGTTGTGCGTACACGTTCAGGAAACTACTTCTTAGCTGGTCTTGAAAGAGGATGTGATGTAACTGCTGGTACTATCTCTTCAGGTACTGCTATGGGTGACTTCAACGGTTATAACCTTACACTAACAGCTATGGAAAACATCCCAGCTCCTTTCTTGGACTGTAATGATGAGACTACATTGGCTGCAGTATTTGGTTTAACAACTTCTGACATTATTACTTCTTAAGATACCAATAAATCAGAAAAAAAGGAGGGAGGCAATTAGTCTCCCTTTTTTTATTTCAAAACAATTCAGCGCTTTTAAGTTATTAATATATGATAGTAACAACGTCAGACGCTGAGGTTAAGACATTCAGCTTAGTATTAAAAGACCCTGTAGTCACAAAGTGCGTACTTAGGGATGACTCACGCAATGTTTACTTTCTATATGATGTAGAAGGTGTGACTGAGGAAGAGTACTACTATTCAGTTGAGGTAGATATCACAGACGACTTGCTTAATAACCGAGTTTACGACTTTAAGCTATTAAATGACGAAGATGAAATAATCTACTATGACCGTCTTTTTGTTACTGACATTCCAGCAAATGAATTTAGCGTTAACAAGCTACCAAATGGAGCAAGTATATACGTCTCACATAGTAGCGATAACGAATACATAACTTATGGACAACAATAATTTCAACGTCAAGTTTATTGAACTTGCTAAATACGAAACTCCAGTAATCACAGAAGGCAAACGTGAGGACTGGGTAATGTATGGTGAGGACAATAATTACTTTCAGTATTTGATTGACAGATACACTTATTCTCCTACCAACAACGCAATCATTAACAACATTATCAAATTGGTTTACGGTAGAGGATTAAACGCTTCAGATGCGTCTAAAAAGCCTCAGCAGTATGCTCAGTTTATGACCATGTTTAATAAGGACTGTGTTCGTAAAATGATAATGGACTCTAAGATGCTTGGACAATTCGCTATCCAAGTACATTACTCTAAAGACCA